GCGGGTAGCACCCGCTGGCTCTGCGTGCACAGTGCTTATCTTTTCGTTCTTGCCCTACGCCGCTCGATTCGCTACCCCCTCTGTCATTCCGACCGAAGCGCAGCGGAGCGGAGGAATCCGTTTCCCTTGCCGCACTCTCCGTTTCCCACTCCTTGAGATGACCTGCACCCTCTCAAGATGCAAGCACACATTCCAGCCGGGAATCTATGCTTGTACTCCCGGCGATGCGCGCCCGGTGGGGTCTGGGGAGGTGGCTTGAATTGCGGGAGCAATTCACTCAAGCCCTCCCCAGTCGGTTCTTTGGTGACTTTCTTGCCGAAACAAGAAAGTTACCCCGCCGGGAGGCGCCGCAAAAACGATAAGTAGAAGTGTACGGATTTCTCGACTCCCGTTGGTCGCTCGAAATGACAGACAATTGTCATTCCGAGTGACCCCGAGCATAGCCGAGGGGGAATCGAGGAATCCGTTCCCCCTTGGGTATTACGGATTTCCCGACTCCTTGCAGTCCCTCGAAATGACAGCGGCTTAGATATAAAAGCAGGCGGTGCCGTTTTCGTAGCTTTCGAAGCGGGCGTGGGCCACCGCAAGGAAATTTCCCACCGTCACATCCACCGCCGTAACGCCCCGGTGGTCTGCCTGCAAAATGGCCCGCCCGCTACGGCTGACGGTCATGCCGGTGTGGTCCAACCGGTTTTCCATCTCCTGACCGGACTTTTGGATGCGCAAGCCCTCGTCGGAGAAGGTGTAGCCGGTGGAGGTCACCACCCGATCCGTACCGTTTTCCCGGATGGAGCGGAGCTCCAGCTCCAGAGATTTGGCATCCTGCCGAAGATTGGCGATGTTCTCCTGCACCCCATCAAAGGACGCGACCTTGCCCTCGATGCCATCGACTGTCAGCGCCATGGCTGCCAAATTGCCCTTGGCATCGGCATTTTCCGCACGAAGCCCCTGGATGTCGGTGTGCAGACGCATCACCTTGCCGCTCAGGGAGCGGATATTCATACCGGTTTGGGCGGTGGCGTTCTTTTCGCCCGAGCCGGTGCATTTGAGGGTCATGGTGTGACCGGATATCTGCCGCTCCATCACATAGCAGGTATGGTTTTTCCCGGTGATATCGGTGACGAAGAGGATATCGCCCACATCGACTTTCCCATCCAGCGGCACAGTCACCGTCATGGGGGTATAGCGAATCTTTTCCAGAGACGCCATCACCGCTTCTGCAATTTGGGTGGCATCCTCCGGCTTTTCAAACACCAAAAACGGATTGCCGGTGATATGGTAGGTGTTCTCCCCCTCACCGGGGTACAGCACCCCCACATCTGCGGTATCCTGCCGGATGCGCAGGCTGTCCGGGGGCGGAACTTCGTAGTCGCTCAGCGCCATTTTACCGGAAAGGCAGCCCAAAGTGTCCATGCCGGAAAGATATAAATTCTCCCCGTCCACATAAGGATCCGCCGCCTCTAGGGTCAGATCTTCTCCCTGCTCGGTGGCGGTCACGCCGGAAAGGCGCATTTCCCCTTGGGCGTATTCCGCCTGAATGCCGTAGCGGAAAGTCGTGCCGAGGGCGGCTTTCCGGTTTTCGCAGTACCAGGAAAAGCGGATCTTGCCGTCCTTGTCCGCACGGCAGAACCGGCCCGCCCCCTCTGCCAGAAAGCTGAGGATCTGCCGGCCGGTGATACCGTCGGCGGAAACGCGCTGCAAAAGCCGCTCCCCGCCGGGGAAATCCCCTGCCCATTCTACGCCGCATTGGCTGCAGACCCAGCTTGCCAGTTCTTCTGCCGTCATGGGCCAGACACAGTTTGCCAGTTCCCGGGATAAGTCCTTATCCAGTTTCGCCACATGGTCGTAGGCGGTGATGCTGACCCGATGATAAGAATTTCTCTGAGGCTTTTCGGTGGTAAAGACGCCCAAGTACCACCGTCTGCCCAAGTTATCCTCTTTATACAGTCGGAAGCTGTCCCCCTTCACCATGGGACAGTCCCCTTCTGTGATCAATTGAATTTCCGCCACAGCGGCGCAGACCGAGCCCAAAGTCAGCTCCTCCCCGGCGTTGACCGCCTGGGTCAGCCGCAAAGAGAGGATGGCCGTTCCCGGCTGTCCGGAGGCGATCCGCAGACCGCCCTCAGTCTCCAAAACGGTCTTTAACATTCGATCACCGAGAATTTCAGATTCCGGTACTCCCCGGTCCGGGCGTTCCGCCAAGAGAAGCCATAGCCCGACAGATAGGCTGTGGTGCTTCGCCGCTTTTGGGTGTTGCCCGGGTCGGGATAGGTGAAGGTAAATGTGCCGCCGGTATGGAGTACCTGCCGCAGGTACGCCATGGTCTTCTCATTTAAGTGGGTGTAGGAAAAATTCCATACGCCCAGCTTTTGCCGTACCACATGGCGATGCATGTAGCCGGCCTCGTCACGGCCTGCGTCGGCGGCGTCCAGATCCTCAAAGGACATCTCCACATCCTGATCCGGCACCGGCAGCGCCTGCCCATTGATGGTATATAAATCGGTTAAAGTCATTGTTTTGCTCCTAAAAATAATTGTCAATTGTCCATTGTCAATTATCCATTGTTAAAAACCATGCACCACCGCCATGCGGCTGCGATACCGCTCGGCGGCCAGTCCCACATCGGTGTCCGTCAGGGAAATGCCCAGCACTGCCTCCAATATCTGCCGCAGTACCGTCACCGTGGCTTCCTGCCCGGCAATACTGCCTTCCAGCAGGTCGGAAAGCTCCAGCTTCACCGCATCCCGGATGGTCTGCAGAGGCGCTTCAATATTCGTGCCGTGCTTCTGGTCGCCCACCATAGCCAAAAAGGGCTTGTTGGCAGGCAGCACCGCGCCCTGCGCCAGCTTGGGGATGGTGGGCATCTTCAGTTTCCCCAAAGAGAAGCCCAAGGTCTTGCCACCGATGAAGGGTACCCAGTCGGGTATCACCAAAGACACATCGTTCACCGAATCAAACAGACCGTTAAAGCCTCTTGTCAGGCCGCTGCCTAAGGCGTTCATCACCTCAATAAGACCGTTGCTCATGGTCTTGAATCCGTCCTCCAACGGGGAGAAAACATAGGTATCAAACCACAGTTCCGTACCTTCCCAGATCCGCTTCAGACCGCTCCAGGTCTCGTCGGAGCTGAAAAGCAGCCGTTCCCATGCTAAGCCCAACTTGCCTACCTTGCCCATGAGGGCATTGATGTACATCCCCGTGTCCCCGATAATGGGGGACAGATTGGCCAATGCAGCGCCGATAAACCACAGCATTTCCTGGGTGTCGATGCCCAAAAATCCGAAGATCTCCAGCGCCTCATTCAGCGGCATGATCTGTCCCAAAAACTGAGACAGCAGATACAGCAGTTGCCCGGCGGATACCTCATGGGTACGCATCCAGTCGCCGATGACCGTCAGTCTTGCTTGCATCTTATCCAGGTTTTCCAGAAGCCGGTCTGCCACCCAGTTGCCTATGGGCTTCAGCAGATTTTCCCACAAAAAGAGCAGTGCCGGCTTGCAGGACTCGATGGTGACTTTTAAGGTGTCCAACGCCATAGAAAGGGTCTCCAACACCTTGGGCAGCCAGGTTTCCGCCGCCCACTTTGCCACCGGCACCAAAACATGCTCATACAGCAGCAAAAAGGCGTTGATGAGGTGTTCCAGAATAGGCTTTAAGGCAGTCCCCAGTTTTTTGAAGGACTCCCGGATGCCGGTCAGGTCGATCTTCTTCAGCATGTCCACCATGTTCCGTATGGTCTGCACAAACTGAAATTCCGGCAGACTCAGGCTGTAATCCTTGGGTCTGCTTGTGGTCGTGGTGGTGACTGTACCGGTCTTGCCCTGCAGGCGGTTCAGCCGATCAAAGCCGGCAAGGCTACGCTGGGCGGCCTTGGAAGAGGCTGTCACAGCTTCGGCAAAATCCGCTTCTTCGTCGGCGGCCTCTCCGGCGGCATCCTTCACACCAAAGAGGGCATGGGTGATGCGGCTTGCCATCTGCACGAATCGGATGGCGGCAAAGATCGCCTGATTGATGGCCGGCAGTACGATTTGCGCGATAGGCGCAAAGGCATCGCCGATGGTGGCGCGCAGCTTGCCCAGGGACAGCCGCAGCACCAGAAGCTCGTTGTCTAATTTCCCGGTCTTTTCCAGGGCGGTCTGCATATAATCCGCCAAACTCCGTCCAATGAGGACGGCGCTGAGGGTCTGCCGCAGCCGGAAAAGTCCTTTTTCCAGCCCGGTCATGGACTTAACCGCCACCTCCAAAGACCCACTGTCCAGTTCCAAAGTCATTGTCTTTCCCATTTTTCACCTCCTTTTTTCAATGCGTGCGTAAGTCTTTGCGTATCGTTTTTTCTCTGCGTGCACAGTGCTTATCTTATCGTTCTTGCCCTACGCCGCTCGATTCGCTACCTCCTCTGTCATTCCGACCGGAGCGGAGGAATCCGTTCCCCTTTCCGCACTCTCCGTTTCCCACTCCTTGAGATTCCCTGCTGAAGGTTGCGGATTTCTCGACTCCTTACAGTCGCTCGAAATGACAGATAATTGTCATTCCGAGTGACCCCGAGCATAGCCGAGGGGGAACCGAGGAATCCGTTCCCCTTTCCGCACTCCCGTTGGTCCCTCGAAATGACAGCCAGAAAGTCAATTCCCCAGCAGCTTTTGCAGTCGCTCCCGCACAGCCTGTTCCTCCGGGGAAAGCTGCTTTTTCCGGTCCACCAAACCCCGGTTGACCCGGTAAAATTCCCGCTCATGGTCTTCTAATTTCTTACCCCGGCGGAGCTTGTCCCGAATGGTCACCACGGTAGACAGCTGCCCCTCCCCGATGGCATGAAACCACCCTAAGAATGTCCACCAATGGACAAAGGGCGCAGAGCGGACCTCCTGCCCCGCCACCTTGTTGATGTCGGCGGCGATGAGGGGCGCATCCTGCTGCCAGTCCAAAAGGCTCTCCCCGGCAGAGGACTCCTCCCCGCCTGCCCGGAAGAAATCCGCCATGACTTCCATGGCCTCCTGCCGATTTTCCGGGGGAATCTCCCCCTCATAGAAAAGCGCCAGCGCCGTGTACCAGCGGATAAATTCCGGCAGGGATTCATCCTGCAGTACTCCGAAAATGTCCAAAACATCCCGAAAATCGCCGTTTATGGGGTATCGCACCCCCGCCACCTCCAAAGAGGTGGGCAGTTCCCAAAGATTTCTCATTGGGCGCTGCGGCGCATCTTTGCCCGGGTCACCGCCTGCTGTGCCTGATGCTCCGCACAGCTTTTTGCGCCCTCCAGGAGGAGCGGCTCTAAGGCACCAAAAAGATTGGTCACCACACGCTGACCGTTGGATGCCACCGCCAGCAGATTAACGCCCTGCAAAATGGTGTCAAAATCGTTGCTGCCGCCAAAGACCCAGCCCAGGATATCCTTCATGGCTTTGTCGGCCTCCTGCAGAATTTTCATGACAGCCAGGCCGTCATTGCCGACTGCTTTGGCCTTTTCCAGCATGTCTTTTTCTACGGACTGCAGCTTGTCAGCTGCCTGCTCAAACCGGGCAAAGAGGTTGGGATCTCTGGGGTTGAAGCGCAATACGCCCCCGCCCAGCACCACCTCTTCCATACCGGTGTCAAATTTGATCTTCTTCATATTTTCCTTTTTCCTTTTCGTGCCTAAGTCTTTGCGTATCGTTTTTCCTCTGCGTGCACAGTGCTTATCTTATCGTTACTTCCCTGACCCGCTCGGTATCGTTTCTGCTGTACATAACGCACTCTCCGTTTCCCATTCCTTGAGATGACCCGCACCCTCTCAAGATACAAGCACACATTCCAGCCAGAAACTTAAGCTTGCACCCCCAGCGATGCGCGCCTGGTGGGGTCTGGGGAGGTGGCTTGAATTGCGGGAGCAATTCACTCAACGCCTCCCCAGTCGGTTCTTTGGTGACTTTCTTGCCGAAACAAGAAAGTTACCCCGCCGGGAGGCGCCGCACCGATTCCCTGCTGAGGGCTGCGGATTTCTCGACTCCTTACAGTCTCTCGAAACGACATTCTAAAATCCTTAATTTTCAGCCGTCCACTTCCAATAAAAAAAAGGAACTCCCACTGGGAGTTCCTTTTTTAAGCAAATATTAACCCTTAACAGAGCCGACCATAACGCCCTTCTTGAACTGCTTCTGGACGATGAAGTATGCCACCAGAGGAGGAACAGTACCTACGACGATGAGGCCGTAACGCACCTGATCCAAACCGTTCTGTGCCATCTGCTGAGAAGCAGAGGTCATACCTTCGGTGCTGGCAGACATTTCGGCAGCGGTCATGATGGGCTTCAGAACCAGCTGCAGAGGCCACAGGTTTGCATCCTGCAGATACAGCATAGAGGTGAAGTACTCATTCCATGCACCAACGATGTTATACAGGATAAGGGTAGAGATCGTCGCCTTTGCCAACGGCAGTGCGATCTTAATGAGGCACTGGAAATCGTTGGCGCCGTCGATCTTGGCCGCGTCAAACAAATCGCCGGGAATACCGCTGGAGAAGGCGGTTCTCAGAATGATGATGTGAGAAACAGCAACAGCGCCGCACAGCAGGATGGGCCAAATGGTGTTGTACAAGCCCAGGTAGTTCGCCTGCAGAATAAAGGTGGGGATCAGACCTGCGCCGAACAGTGTGGTCAGATAGAAGTATGCCATGTACTTGCCACGGAACTGGAATGTCTTTCTGGACAGAGGATATGCCGCCAGAATGGTACATGCCATGGTGACAACCACACCGCCAAAGGTGTAGAAAATGGAGTTCCGGTAACCGATCCAGACCTGCTTATATTCCAGAATGAACTTATAGCCGTCCAGCGTGGGGTCCACAGGCAGGAAGGCCAGAGCGCCTTTCTGCAGTGCCAGGGCATCCGTAAAGGATGCGGACACAACATACAAAACGGGATAGCCGACAACGATAGTCAGCAAGATCAAGATGGTGGAGGTGATAATGTTAAAAATACGGTCACCGGCAGTTTCATTGATCTTGGAGAGTTTTTTCTGAGCCCGTTCAGCCTGCTTAGCGGCCTTTACGGGGTTGATCTTACGCAGCTCAGCGATCTTGGCTTCCATGATGTCAGCCTCGCGCTTGCGCTGTGCGTACTTAGCGGCTTCCTTCTCCCGCTGTTCCAGGTATTTTGCCTCGGCAGCAGCGGCTTTTTTCGCCCGCAATTCCTCTTTGGTCAAGGAGGGTTTCTTATTCATAGCCATAGCGCACCCTCCTTAGAACAGACCCATTTCGTTATCGGTCAACAGGTTGGTGATCCAGTTGACGAGAACGACCATGGAGGTATTGACGACGGAGTTCATAAGACCGACCGCAGTACCATACGAGAAGTTGGAGCTGTTAATACCGTTCTTATAAACATAGGTAGAAATAATTTCAGAAGCTCTGGCGTTGCCGGAGTTCTGCATCAGCAGAGCCTTCTGATAGCCCACAGACATAACAGAACCAAAACGCATGATCAGCATGATGGTGATCGTGGGCAAAATAGCGGGCAGATCCACGCTCCAGACACGGCGCAGGCGGGACGCACCGTCCAGCTTTGCAGCCTCATGAAGTTCCTCAGGAGCACCGGCCAAAGCAGAAACATAAATAATGGAGTCCCAGCCCATGGTCTGCCAAATACCGGACCAAACATACAGGTGACGGAAAGCCTTTTCCTCACCCCAGATGTCCGGGAAATAGTCAATGTTCAAGTTCCGGCTGATGGAGCCCAAAATGCCGGACATAGGGTTCAGAACAGATCTCAGGATACCGATCAAGATAACCACAGAAATAAAGTGGGGGACATAAGAAATGTTCTGAGCGATCTTCTTCAGGCCCTTATATGTATTCACATGGATCACGAGAGCCAGGAAGACAGGAATGGGGAAACCTGCGAAGATAGAATACAGAGAGAGGATCAATGTATTCATAATAACGTTCAGGCACTGATAGTTATTCACGAAGAAGTCAATAAAGTGGCCCAAACCACGCCATTCAGAGCCGGTGATACCGTCACGGACGGAGAACTCACGGAAGGCCATCTGAATGCCGTACATCGGTGCGTAGTGGAAAATAGCCAAGTAGACAAAGGGCAGCAGGATCATCAGATGCAACTGCCAGTTTCTGGCGAATTCCAATGCGAAACGCTGTGCCGCAGTACGCTTTGTAGACTGCTGAACCGCCTTCTTCCGCGCGAGAGCTGTGCTTTTCGCCATTTTGCGTTCATCCCTTTCTGGTAATATATTTGAACTGAGGGGGGCATCACTGGGGTCATCCCCCTTAGCCCGGCGACCGGCCGCACGCTCCACAGGGATGAGGGGCAGCCCTTGCCGTTGCCCGGGAAGGGCTAAAAATCGGCGGTCGCAAAACCTCACACAAGCCGGGAGGGGTCCTCCCGGCTGTGGGGTTATTATAATTAGGGTATGTTTCTATCCGTCAAAGGATGAGATTAGATCTGAGGATCGCGCTCGTATGCCTTCTGAGCAACAGCCAGCCAGTCAGCCAGACCGTAGTCCTTGACCTGCTGTACGTACTTGTTCCACTCTGCATCAGAGTTGGGGCTCATCTTGTTCTTGATGAAGTCAGTACGGGACTTGGTGTAGTAGTCACCAACAGCGGTACGCTGACGCTGAGTCAGCTCCAGCTCTTCCTCGGTGTAGACCAGGACGGGGCAGAGCTTCTCGGGGTTGTTGGTCGCGGCAGCGGCGTCACCGTTCTTACGGGACTGAGCAGCCATCTTGTTACGCAGCTTCAGCCAGTCGGAGGACTCCTCAGCCATGATGGCAGCCTCACACTCGGCGTACACGTTCAGAGTACCGGCGATGGAGGACCACAGGCAGGTGTTCTGCTGCTGGAAGGGATCGTCGATGATCTTCATCTTGGCGGGCAGGCCCAGCTCGGAGATGGAGCCTTCGGGAGCGTAGTCCCAGTTGACGCCGAACTCGCCGTAGCGGATACGCCAGGAGGTCTCTTCCTCATACATCTTCATGATGAGTCTGAAAGCATCATCGGGCCTGGTGCAGGAAGAGGTGATGAACACATTACGCTTGAAAGCGTTATCGTTGAAGACAACGCGCTGCTCCTTCAGGTAGGGCATGGGCTGATACTGCTGCAGCAGATTGTTGTTCTTCATAGCGTGCAGAGTCAGGTGGCCGCAGAACACACCGACCAGAGCAGTGCCGGAAGCAGGAGTGGTGATCTTCTGCAGGTCAGGCAGAGCGGTGGTGAAGACGGAGTCGGGCATCAGCTTTTCAGCATACAGCTTGTTAGCAAACTTCAGAGCCTCACGGTACTCGTCGGTGATGAAGGGAGCGTACAGCTTGTCGTCGTCGCCCACAGAGAAGGTCTTGCGGTCATCGAAGTACAGGAACATGTTGATGACGAAGTTAACAACGTCAGCGCCCAAGCCGCCGGCTTCGGAACCGTACAGAGGGATCTCGTCATTCTGACCGTTGCCGTTGGGATCCTGAGTCTTGAAGGCGACCAGGGTGTTGTAGAACTCGTCTCTGGTGGTAGGCATGGGCAGGCCCAGCTTATCCAGCCAAACGGTGTTGATCCAAACCTGGTAGTCCATGATATCGACCAGGGAGGTCTCCATGGTGGGGATGTAGTAGATCTCGCCGGTGTCGGCGTCGACCATCTTACGCTTGATGTTATCCAGTTCGTACTCGGAGAAGTTAGCCTCAACGCGCTCCCAGAAGACCTTGGATGCACCCTCGCGGTCAGCGAAGTACTTGGACAGATCCTGGAAGTAGTCGTCCTTGCCGTAACGGCTGATAGCAGCGTCACCCAGCTCAACGTCCCAGATGATATCGGGCAGAGGCTCACCGGCGGTGATCGCAGTAGCGATCTGGGTGCCGATTTCGGAACCGCCGGAGTAAGGAATGAACTCCAGCTCCATGTTCAGTTCGTTTTCCAGATACTTGGTCAGCGCATTGTTCTTGTAGTCAAGAACCAGTGCGTTGGTAGGCAGACCGATGGTCAGCAGCACCTTACCGTCATCAGTGACGTTCTGGTTCACTTTGTCGCCGGAACCTGCCAGGCCGCCGCCCTTGCCGCAAGCTGCCAGGGACAGCAAGCTAACCAGAGCCAACAGCAAACAAATCAGTTTTTTCATTTGGTTTTCCTCCTAAAATTTTGTTATGCACCAGGGATACACCCATTACATATAGGCTGAAAATGGTTATAAAATGCCCATTCGTCCGCTTATTCAGTTTAACATATTTGCCTCCCAATTACAACACGACAAAAACCACAAAAACAGCTTTCAAAATTGAGCAATTTGCACAAAATTCCAAGATGCTCCTTGTAAACCTTGCCTTCCCCGGACAACTGTCATTTTTTGGCGGACACCGGCAGGCAGCACCCGCAGGAGGGCAGCAATTGAGCGTTGAGAATTGAGCGTTGAGAATTGAAAATTATCTTCCGCACCAAAGCCCCCTGTCATTCCGAGTGACCCCGAGCATAGCCGAGGGGGGAATCGAGGAATCCGCTCCCCTGCCGTACCCCGATAACGGATCTCTCCATTCGTGCCGCTGGCACTCAGTCGAAATGACATTCTAAATTTCTCAATTAAAAGAGGCATCTTGCGATGCCTCTTTTTTCTTACATTCCCATATCCTCTTTGACCTGCCGGAAACAATCCACCACATGGAGGATCTCCTCCTTGGTCAGTGCCGCGGACAGCTGGGTACGGATTCGTGCCTTACCCTTGGGTACAACGGGGTAAGAGAACGCCACCACATAAATCCCCTTCTCGTTCATCCGTTTTGCCATCTCCACTGCCTTATGCTCGTCGTAGAGCATCACGGGGATGATGGGCGCACCCTGATCGATCACATCCAAGCCCAATTTTTTCATCTCGTCAGCGAAGATCCGGGTATTCTCGAAGAGCCGTTGCCGCATGGACAGGTCCTTTTCCAGAATATTCAGCACTTCCAGAGAACCGGCCGCCACTGCGGGGGCTAAGGTATTAGAGAACAGATAGGGGCGGGAGCGCTGCCGCAGCAGACGGATGACCTCTTTCCTTCCGGAGGTGAAGCCGCCGGAAGCGCCGCCCAGGGCTTTGCCGAAGGTACCGGTGATGATATCCACCCGACCGCTGACACCGCAATGCTCCGGCGTACCTCTGCCGGTAGCACCCATGAAGCCGGCGGCGTGACTGTCGTCCACCATCACCAGAGCGCCGTACTCGTCAGCCAGATCGCAGATGCTCTTCAGGTCCGCCACGATGCCGTCCATGGAGAACACGCCGTCGGTGGCGATCAGCTTAATGCGGCAATCCTTAGCCTCTTCCAGCTTTGCCCGAAGATCAGCCATGTCATTGTTCTTATAGCGGAACTTCTGCGCCTTGCACAGACGGACACCGTCAATGATGCTGGCATGGTTCAGCTCATCGCTGATCACCGCGTCCTCAGGGGTAAGCAGGGTCTCAAACAGGCCAGCGTTGGCATCGAAGCAAGAGGAGAACAAAATAGTATCCTCTGTGCCTAAGAATTCGCTGACTTTTGCTTCCAGCTCCTTATGGATCTTCTGAGTGCCGCAGATAAACCGAACGGAGGACAAGCCGTAGCCGTAACGGTCATAGCTCTGCTTGGCGGCCTGAATGACCCGGGGGTCGTTGGCAAGGCCCAGATAGTTGTTGGCGCACAGGTTGATGACCTTGCTGCCGTCCTCCAATGCCACATGACCGCCCTGAGGGGAGACGATGATCTTCTCGTTTTTGGTCAGACCCTCTTTTTCGATTTCCTCACAAACCTGGTCAAAGTATTTTAGTGCAGTTTTCATTTTTATTCTCCTATCCAGTTAAGAATGACCTTGCCGCATTTCCCGCTGTTCATGGCGGCGAAGCCCTCCTCGTAATCGTCAATGTGCTTGCGGTGGGTAATGATGGGCTCAATGTTCAGCCCGCTCTGCAGTAAGGCAGACATCTTGTACCAGGTCTCGTGCATCTGTCGGCCGTAAATACCCTTAA